GATTAGTATAGTTCTGCATCTGTTGTTGACGCATAGGGTCTTGGGAGACGTAATCTTGAAAACCTTGCATGTTTCCTTGATAGCCCATAACACGTGCTATCTTTTCCATGCCACTAGGTTTAAATGCTTTAAACATTGCCATTTTTTAATCCCTACTCAGTACCTTATCTAGTTTATCTTCTACACGATGCAAGGCTTCCATAACTTGCCGCATATCATCTCGCAACTCTAAACGTGTAGCATATTCTTCACGTGTTTTGTTTAGCAAAATCTCTACACGTTTTTGTTCTCTAGTGGTGTTATTAGCCCACCAACCAAAACCAAACAAGATTAAACCAATAAGGGTATCTATTAAACTTGCCATATCCATTACGAGTCTCTTGCGCCATAAAAATTTGATAATGATATTACACCAGAAGTTGGTACACTTGCGTTTACTGGTAAGTCGATACTAGCGTTATTATAACTACTACCACCTATGTAAACCGTCATAACAGCCCAGCCTGCTGAACCACCGCTTCCTGTTACTCTTATTACCTGACCAGCAGTAACCGATAAAGTGCCAGTAGCAGAAGCAGTATTGTTACCTGCGGTAAGACTATGTGTAGCCACTTGAGTTCCCGCAACATATAAAGTATGAGTCGCAGTTTTACTCGCATTTTGGATATAATACGCAACATAATAGTTATACGTACCAGTTTTATTGACAGTAAAGTTTCTATCAAAAGTAATTGTACTGCCGTTGTCACCCCATATTGCCTGTGTGTAAAGCCGACTAAAAGTATTTATCTGTGGATCATAACCGCCATTTGCAGGTACTCTGTAGTTAGCTGAATTAGTGCCGCCAAGATTACTAGCGGTTACAGCATCTGGAACCGTAGTTGGCACTAAACTACCACCCTTGTAAAACTCTGACATAGAATAAGGAACACCATCCCCAAATTCTGTGGCAAGATTAGCTAACGATATTGCACCTGAAGATTGCAGTGTCATTATGGTGATCCGTAGGCAGTTACGTTACCTGCCGCAGTAGCATTGCCACTAGAGTCTAATTTAAATTTAGCTACATTATTATACCTAAACTCTAAGTCAGTACCGTCAAGCACAATAGTCCAGCTACCAAACTGAATAGACTGACCATTAGTGTCTAATGTGCCACCAAGTTGAGGGGTAGTATCGTTTACAAGTTCAGTACTAACCCCGCCGATAGCACTAGACAAACTGTTTATTTGTGTTTGAATATTACTTGTAACGCCGTCAAGGTAGTCATATTCAGTAGTGGTTACGCCTGTCGCACGTAAGTCTTTAGCATAGTTAAGGTCTGTTACTGTACCAGTAAATCCATCTAGGTTATTTAACTCTGCTGCTGTAGCACTAACTGTTGTTCCATTAATCTGGAAGCTAGATGCATTTACTGTGCCTTCAATATTAGCTAACAAAGTACCTGTAGTAATTGATAAGTTACCCGTTGAGGCTCCGGTAAATGATCCCGTACCAACGACAAATTTATCAAGGCTTTCATCCCAGCCAATAAAGGCATTAGAAGATGTACCTCTTTCAATAACAATACCAGCATCATTAACAGGTGAACCTGATGTACCATTACCTAGTTCAATCAAAGAATCAGCTACGACTGTGTTGGCTGTATTGACAGTGGTAGTAGAACCGTTAACAGTAAGGTTGCCTGTAACAGTTAAGTTACCGCCGACAGCTACATTACTGGTTGTGTTAATGCTTTGCATATAAGCATTAGACCAGTAGTTAGAACTATCTCCAAGTGTATATGTATTAGTAATAGAAGGAATAATATTAGAAGATACATCTGCAATAAATGTTACTGTGTCTGTCGCAGCGTTACCAATAGTAGTATTACCCTGCACAGTCAAGTTACCTGATAGCGTAGAGTTTCCGGTTACAGATAAGGTAGAAGACAGTGTAGCAGCACCGCTAGCATTAAGGGTTCCTACAGAAGTGTTCCCAAGAGATGCTGCACCTGTAGTGGTAATAGTAGAAGAGCCAGTGTCAATATTGCCAAAACCACTAGTAATAGAGCCAGCATTAAGTGCGCCGACAGTTGTTACGTTAGGCATTGAAACAAGATATGTTTCAAAGTAATCCTCAAAGTCAGACATAGCAACTTGTTTCATTACGCTGCTATCGTTTAGAATAAGCCTGTCTACTGTATTAATTGTAACACCTGATGCAGTATTACTACCGTCCAGAATATTGAGTTCTGTAGTAGTAATGTTTGCACCATCTAAAATATTAATTTCGCTAGCAGTAGCGGTAACACCATCTAGGATGTTTAACTCTGCCGTTGTTACAGTTGCACCATCAAGAATACCAAGTTCAGTTTGATCTACGCTAGATGAACCAATTTCAATTGTTGTTCCTGCAGTAATACTACCAGATACATCTAAGTCACCATTTAAATCTACAAGAGGTGTGACAATCTGTAGTTCTACGTCTGCAGCAATATCAAGTTGACCGTCTACAGACGAGTGAATGTACAGAGCGTTATCCCGGAACTGTACTTTATTGGCAAGAAGGAATGTAGTATCTTCATCAAAGCCGTCAATATATGCATTACCATCAATGTACAGATTTTTAAATTGTGCGCCTACTGATCCCAAGTCAAGTGTATTACTTGTCAGTGGTGTGACTTGGGTACTTGATACGTTAAGATCACCGGCAGGACCAATCTCAAGAATACGTGCGCCACCTGCTGCAGTACCATCGTGAGTATGCCCTGTTGATGCGCTAAACGCTGCTTCAATAGCGTTAAACTCATCATTAAAGTCGTTAGCATCAATAATGTTATTAGCTACAATATTAGCTGCTGCTTGTCTGGTATAACCTGCCATAGTATTACTTTCTTCCGTTTATTGCAAATTCAATAATAATAGCATCTAGTGAAAAAGGTGGATTAGTATCATTAGATGTTAGTGTTACTGATGCATTATATGCAGACCCAATTATCTGTGTTTCTAGTATGCTATCTACGTTTCCTGAACCATATGTTGCCGTACCGTATGTAGCTGATGGTGATCCAAACCTAGAAAAATTACTTGTGTTATTAGCTAACGGTATGATATTTGGCTGAACAACGCTAGTATTAGCCCTGTCAAAGTCAAGTATTAACTGAAAGTCAACTTCTACTGAGCCTGTCGGATCGGTGTATAAGTGTGCTTTATAAAAAGTCTTACGTAGTCTAGGGTCTTGAAAAGTCAGAAAAGGACTAGCAAATGTTGCAAGAATGTTTTCTCCATCAAAGCTAGAACCACGTTCTAATCTATATACATACCCATCATCATTAGCAAAGTAAATACGTTCTTCATCATCTACATATTCACTGAAACTTACACGTGCATTAATGCCACGAGTTTCTGCCCAAGCAAACTGTCCTTCACCTATTTGTGATGCTATTACACCTAGACTAGATGCATCTGACACACCACTTGCATAACCAAATAATCTATACTGGCTTTTGTTTCTAATTACTAAAGAGCAAAAAGCACTTGAGTTATCTACGAAATTAGTAACCTGTGACTGAATTGATTTAGATAAAACAGCAAGATTAAAGTCACCAATCCTGTCAGTAGCACCTAGTGTACGTATGCCATCTGGCCCAAGGAATACTACGTCACCACTAACCTCTTTTGCTGTATCAGGTTGAATAGCACCCAAGTCAGTAGAGATGTCATGCAACTGAAAATCTGCTATGCTATTTCCAGTAATACGTTTGATAACGGTCTTACCAAATATGATTAACTGCTCACGAAAAACAATCAGATCAGTTACATCATCTGTGATGTTAATAACACCACCGCCGCTACCTACACTAAAGTCTGTATCTTTATAGGGAGCAGAGAAAAATAAGTTTTGTCCGTTAGCTAAAAACAAGTGATTTGCAAACTGTACTACAAAATCACATCCAGTAAAGTCGCCGCTTAAACTTGTTAACTCTGTTAGTGTTCCCGCATTACCATCAAATATAAAAGGCTTACTAGAACCATCTACAATAAATAGTTTCTCAGTGCCATTAAAATCATACTTTTCAAACCTAACAGTTCCAGAGCCACCTAAACCAATACCGACACTGGAAAAGGCAATATTGTTTGTTACTTGTGTCCATCCACTACCAGATGATCTGTATAACTCTGTTCCTCTAGCGGCATATACACGACCACCGTAGAATGTAAGACCACGAATAATACCAGAGCCAGCTACAGTATTAATATCGTGCTTTACGTAACCTTCAATTTTTCTGTATCCACCCTCAACAGATGGCTCAAAATTAATTAAGACTCTGGCACTACCCGGCTGATTCATGCCTTGCTGTAGTGGACTGAGGTTAGTAATTAGCCCTTCTTTAAATTCTATGGGAAATGTATTCCATGAATCTGGCATTCTACTTAATTCCTATACTATAGTTTTACATATTTAAACGCATTTGTCAAGTGTTAAATGCTTACACCTTAACAATAAAGCTAGCCTGAGTGCCTAATGCAGTAGAACGCACATAATCATAACGATTAATTAACACTGAACGCATGTTTTTAATTCCTTCTTGGAACTTTTCTTTAGCAATCAATGCGTCTTGTGAATTACCCCTAAACAAGTATGCATAGTGCATAGCACCGTCAGTAATAACGTGCATAAACCTTTCAGGAATAGTGGGTACATCTGTGTCTAAAATCAAATCTACGGGCATACGGTAGTATTCGTAGACTACAGTGTATGCTTTATCTGGTGGTGGAACCATTCCGTATTCTTCAGCCGGAGATTGAAATACAAAAGTAGGCAGCGCAGAAGACGCATTAGTTACATCATACTCATAGCCAATATAATTATTTAAGTAGTCTTCGTAAGCAATCACTTTTAATTTTTTTGTTGCATTGCCTAGTGCCGCATCTTCCTTAATTCTAAACGTGTTAAAGTTAATTAGCTTTGCATCGAAAGGAAATGAGTAACGAGTAATGTTAGCAGTAAGAACATCTTCCTCTTCTACATGATTAAAAGGCCAATTATATTCATACTGATTAATATCACGAATAGCGGCATTTACTGCATCTTTTGCCTGCGCATAAAAACCTGAAGCTGTGGCAAAGTTAGCAGAAGTAAGTTCTACTTCGTTAAGTCTACGGTTAACTTGATTTACCAGTCCTAAAAAATCATATGCCATTACTTTTCTCTCACTTTAAGTTTGATGCTACGTTCTGCAATATTGCCTGTGTTATCTGAAATCTGACAGAAAATGGTATACTGAATATTATTAGTTCCATCTGCTAAATAGATTGTTGCAATTTGGTTATTGCTACTAATAGTCTGTGATACACTGCGTAGGTTATGCACTGTTCCTGTTGGCGTAAGAACAGTCTTAACTCCACTAGCATTATTAACATACCATACTACGCTACTAATAGTACCTGTACCAAGAAATCTAGACCAGTCTACACTGTAGTCCAGCAATTCATCTGGGTCTTTATTAGGCCAACGAAAAGACATTTTTTACTCCTATGCTGCAACTCTAACTGTGCGATCAAATGTGGTTTGTTTTCTTTCAATGGTAAAGCTACGTACATCTGCACTGACTCTAACAGTTCTCTCTGTTGATGATGTTTGTCTTTCAACATAGACTATACGTTTCGGATCGTATGAATCTCTTAAATTAAAGTAGTTAAATGCACTTACAGAACTATAAGCACTAGCTGATCCAAGTAAATTACCAAAAGCACCCTGTATTAAAATGGTCAATACAGATGTTATAGCTATGCCGTTTACTGTGCTATTACCATCTGCAACTCTAAGCCCATTGCCTGTAATCTGAGCATCCGCTTGTACAGTAGCGGAAATAGGCTGTACAGACCTGCCAGTAGCAGCAGTTGTGGCTACACCATTTACTGTTGGTGTTGGGTTTCCTACAAATGAACCACCTGCTGGTGCAGATGTAGCAGTACCAGAAATGTTTGTAGTAACTGGTCTAATTGCATTTGCTACACTTGTTGTAGTGCCAGCCCCAGAAACAGTTGCTGTAGAAAGCTGTATGTTTACCGGGCTTGCTGCTACTGTTGCTACACCTGATGCAGATGCAATTGGGTATTGAACACGGATACTAGAGGCAGTAGTAGATGCTAGTCCAAATACAATAGTCTCAGCATTTAATAAGCCGTAGCCTGTCGCAGATGATGTGCCAAATGCTGTTACAGAACCTGCTGCTAGTCTTCGTGCAGTCGCTGTACCTGTTTGACTACCCGCACCGGATACACTCGCAGAAACATCAAAGGTTTCTGGCGGCAGTGAAGATAGAGCTAGTTCACTTAGTGCGCCGTATGAGAGCATATTAAATTGTCCTTATGTTAGGCTGAGTATGCCTGTCCAGCAGCAATAGCCGCATTAACCGCAGTCATATCCTCATCAGTCCAAAACTCTTTAGCAACCATAATCTCAAGATGCTCAACATTCCTGTTTACACAGTCCTGCTTGTCTGCGGCATCATCGTCTGCCATAGCCTCACCAGCAATAATAGCATTGATGAGGTCAACGCTGTGACCCATCGCTGTATAATGCTGTGCGATTTGTTCTGCTGTTAGTTCGTCCATTTTATTCTCCTTGTAAATTAGGACTCAAGTGCGGCTATACGAGCCTCAAGTGCTGTGATTGTTTCTTGCTGTTCTTTGATTGCAGCGGTCAATAACGGAATGATGTCTGTATATGACATACCTAAAAATTCGCCAGCATTATCTTCTTGTGATTGCACTGCTTCTGGCAAAACCGCTTGAACATCTTGTGCAATCAAGAACGGTCTACGAGTTCCTTCTTCCTCTATTTTATATTTACCAATAACAGTCCGAAGTTGTGATACTTTATTCACAGCGTCAGTAATCGGCTCAATAATATCCTTTCTGGTTTCATCTGAAATAGCTGCCCAGCTTGTTGCATTGTGCGCTAGATAAACACCACTTCCTGATGCTCTTCTGCCATACGCATACAGGGAAGAATCCCAGCTTGTTATATATGGATTGGCAGCGTTGGCAGTTCCCTGAAGAGAAAGACCAACCCCATTATCCAAATACACTCTAGGGTCACCATCGCCATTAGACAGCACGATGTTGTTGTCGGATGTGGTGATGTTTAGGCCGCCTTGGTTGCCGGTGTAGTTACCAAGAATAGTATTACTTGAGCCAGTGGTCACAGAATAACCACTATTAACACCGCCAACAAAAGTGTTTTTAGTTCCATTAGTTACACTGTAACCACTTTGCATACCTAAAAATGTGTTAAAAGCATTGCCTGTTCGGTTTTGTGAATAGCCTGCCGCATATCCAACTGCTGTGCTACCTGATGCGGTGGTGTTGGAGTAAAGAGCCGCATATCCAACAGAAACATTGTTAGCACCAGTTGTGTTTTGTCTTAAAGAAGCAGCACCAAAAGATGAATTATAATTGCCTGTTGTGTTTGAGTATTGTGAACGATAGCCAAAGGCAGCATTTGGAGTGCCAGTAGTGTTTGCGTAGCCTGCCTGATAACCAACAGCAGTGTTTTCGCTACCGGTGGTGTTGAAGCGTAAGGCTTGTTTACCTAAACCAGTGTTGTAGTTACCCGTGGTGTTTGCATACATAGATTGCAAACCAACTGCTACATTATCTATTCCTGTAGTATTTGAATACATACTGGTGTAGCCAACCGCTGTGTTAGAATCTGCGGTGGTGTTGGATAAAAGTGCGGAATTGCCCAGTGCGGTATTGTAGCTGCCTGTGGTGTTGGAAAACAGAGATTTCCACCCATAGCCAGATAGATAATTTCCTGTTGTGTTGTTATACAGGGAGTATGCACCACTAGCTACATTATAAGTTCCAGTAGTATTATTATACGCCGCCTGAAAACCCACTGCTGTGTTTTCGCTGGCGGTGGTGTTGGAGTAGAGGGCATAACTACCATAAGAAGTATTGTATGCACCTGTAGTATTTAACCTTAAAGCAAGATAACCCATTGCGGTGTTATCAACACCAGTTGTGTTAAAGTCTAACGAAAGATAGCCTAGTGCGTTGTTTCTTGTTCCTGTTGTATTTGATTGCAAAGCCTGATAACCAACAGCCGTGTTGTTGCTTGCGGTGGTGTTGGCATATAAAGCAGACTTACCTATTGCGGTATTGTTTGAGCCAGAAGTATTAGTGTTAAGTGCCGCATCACCAAATGCGGAATTGTATGCGCCGTTAATATTGTTGCTTGCTGACGCATGACCCATAGAGGTGTTGTAACTGCCAGTTGTGTTTGCGTCTAATGCAAGAGAGCCTGTTGCCACATTTCGTGTGCCAGTAGTATTTGCGGTGAGTGCCTGATAGCCGACCGCAGTGTTGTTGCTTGCGGTGGTATTTGCATTTCCTGCTAATCCACCTATAAAAGTGTTAGAATTTCCTGTAGTAGTGTTTCTACCTGCATTAGAACCTACTGCTGTATTATAAATATTTCCAGAAGAATTAACTTGATTTTCTAATGCACTTTTGCCAAGTGCTACGCTATTTTGACCACCCGTTTCACTTTTTAATGCTTCATAACCAAATGCCGTATTGCCATTTCCTACAGTATTAGCATACAACGACTGATAACCCACTGCGGTGCTTTGCGAGGCGGTGGTGTTGGCGCGAAGCGCTTGTTGCCCAAGTGCCGTGTTATATGACCCAGTGGTATTTAAATATAGTGCAGAATACCCAACACTTGCGTTTGCCGTCCCGCTTGAGTTTGTGCTTAAAGCATATCCACCAACCGCTGTGTTGTTACCAGCGGTATTTGCATACAAAGACTGATACCCAACAGCAGTGTTGTTGCTTGCGGTGGTGTTGGAGTTAAGTGCTTCTTCGCCTAGCCCTGTATTGTATGAACCAGAGGTGTTGTTCACAAGGCTATTTTTACCAGCGGCAGTATTGTAACTACCGTCAGTGTTGCTGTATAAAGCGTTATCTCCAATTGCAACATTACGCTGTCCTGTTGTAACTGCACCAAACGCATTATCACCCAACGCCACGTTGTCTGTACCAACAGGATAGTTACCGTCCAGCTTGATTGTGCCGGAGTCAACAGAGACATTGCCAGCTACAGTGAGGCCGTCAACCGTAAGGGTTCCTGTGATATCCTTATCTGCGCTATCTGCTAAGTCTCTTGCTCTACTCATTACTCTGCGCCTTCCTCTTCAGCCGGAGCCATTGCAGCAGCCTGTGCCGCCAGATGTGCCGCATAGGCATCCTTCACAGCCTGTGTATGTACCGCTGCACAAATAGCTTGCACCTCTGTGCTTTCGCCTGTGATGTCAGCGTCAGGTGCTACAACGTGCCGTGAGAAGCTACGGCTAATCTCAACGCCATCACGCTTGATGACTGTTGCGGTGCGTACTTGAACGTGCTTGTAGTCACCTACGATTTCAATTTTGTCTTGTACTTGTTCTTCTGTTAGTGCCATTTTTATCTCCTATGGATGGACTGTCCGACCTGATATCCAATCAGGTTATGTTGTTCTGTAGACAATAAAACAATTAAAGGTATCTACATCATTTGGGGAGCCGTTATCGTATTTGCGAATAACATTTACTTGAGTACCAGTCACGGATTCCATTACGAACAGATGACCGGTAACGTTGCTTCGCGCTACACCGTTTACAACTGTGATGTCTGTTGCTTTCGTGAACGGAAGGTTGTTAATGCCTACGTTTTTACTTCCAGAACCAGAAATTCCCGTCCACCCTACTTTTATTTCACAAGTAACGATGTTTCCAATTTTAGTGTAGCGACCCACCCCCGCACCATTGTCTGTAATCGTTCTGCCGTTGGGGTTGTAGGTTAAAGAAACATATGGAACAAAAGTCCCCTCCTCATAGTCATCCAGCAAATTAGCCGAACCAGTGCCGCCCAAGTAGACACCGCCGGAGAGGTAGAGGTCTTTGAAGCGATAGGAAGATGAGCCAATATCTACTGTGTTGTCTGCTCTGATTTCACTTCCAAAATTGTTTCCAGCGGGTTCTATCTTGTCAGTGTTCAAATACAACCCAGTGTAACTAGCCGCAGACCCAGAAATTACCCCAATAGCGGAATTATATGCACCAATAATCCCCACAGTGGTGCTGTCTTTGCGGAACACCGCAAGGTGACCATCCGACCCTAGTCTAGCACCAAAGAACGGATTTACGTTCGTTGCTACTGCTATAACTTGACCGTTTTCCCTTAACTCGCCACCTTCAACATTTGTTGCAGCACTCGTCTTACCCACCAGCAAGTTGCCACTTGCATCCAGTCTGGCGGCTTCGGAGCCATTATTTTGAAAGCGTGTTCCACCAGTGGCGGGGTTAAGTATAATAGGGTCAGTAGATGTTTTCAGGGTAAACGCAGTTCCATCAGTAAACACTTCACCATATCTGGCGTTGTCTGAGCGGTAGAAACGACCTACACCACCTGCACCCAGTGTTAGAGCGGCAGTAGGATTACTCGTCCCAATGCCAACGTTGCCGCTGGTATCAATGCTGATACCCCCAGTGCCATTGTTTGTTAATGTGCCAGATAGGTAGAGGTCTTTCCATCGCACAGAACTGCCGCCCAAATCATACAAGTTATCAGCAGTAGCTCCCGTGCTTGTGCATGGGTCTAATGATACATTGCCAAACTTTGCTCCGTATGATGGCCCTGCCGTATAAACTCGCCCACCATTAGCCCCAATACTCCCCACAGTGGTGCCGTCTTTTTGAAAGCCTACGATGCTTCCATCAGATGTTTTGCGGTTAAACTGTGCAGGTGTATTTCCATCACGAGTAGCAAAGAAAGCACCAGTAGCACCCGCAAGAACACCAACATTGTTACTATTAAATGAAGTAGTCCCCACCAGCAAGTTACCGCTGCTGTCGATGCGCATGCGTTCTGTGTTGTTTTGCTTAAACGCAATAGGCTCATTATTTAACTCATCGAAAACAAGTCCAACTGCACTACCACCATTATGAATAGTAGCTCCAGTTGCGTTATCACTCCTACGCAAATACAGCTTACCGCCCGCAGCAACATCTAACTTTTGTGTAGGCGAACCACCAATGCCCACATTTCCACTGCTATCAAACACAACGCCATCACTAGTGCCGTACTGAAACTTCAGTGACCCTGTACCTGCATCACGGATTATTGAGTTAGAACCGTCATGGAATATTTGAAGGTCATTGCCTGTGCCAAAGTTAGCCTTAACATTATCTTTAAAGTTCAGGTCAGCAGCCATATTACCGCCGAACACACTGAACGTGTCATACACAATAACCTCAACCACATCACTTGCAACAAGGGCAGTGAGTCCACCTATTGTGTTCGCGGTTGTCGTGTTATAGTCTGTGCCAGCTACAAGTGCTACACCGTTGAGGCTCACATCTACGTAATTGCCATCTGTAAATGTCAATACATTGCTGTTATCATCTGCCCCGGACAGTGATGTTTCACCGCCAGTTGCAGTATAATAATAGCGGCTGCGTACAGCCTGTGATGGTGTTTTACCTAGATATGC